TACCTTTTGTAATTTCTCAATCATTGTCTTGCCTCTAATAATGCTTTTAATTTAAAATATGCTTTGTTGGTTTTGTCTTTAGCAATATCCATTTTGACTTCGTGTTGTGCTACTGGGTCAATGCTTGCCATTGATATTTGGTTTTGATAAATAGTTTTGTCATAACCTACTAGTGCGACCTGATTAAAGAACGCAGGATTACCACCAGGTAGTTGTCGGTTATCTATCATGGCATTGTTTAATGCAGTATAGGCTGACAAGTCTGGTTGATTAGCAGTCATCTCACGACTTAATACTTCATTGACTACATCTAAGGTAGCTGCAATCTGTTGTATTTTATTTGTTACTTGTGATTTAACAATACGTTCAATATTAGCTATATCTACTTTTGGTTTTTCAGTAACTATATCTTCTTCCACTGTCGGCTCAGGTTTTGACTCAACCTTTGCTTCAACTGGTTCCTCGACAATTTTTTCTTGTTCGGTAGTTTCTGGTTCTGAAACTGGTTCGTCTGCAACAAGTTCTTCGCTACTGGATTGTTCTTCAATTTGTTCATCTATCGGTTCTTCCTCAACCACTATGGATTCTTCTACAATAACTTCTTCGATATATTCAGGTTCACTTGTAACCATAGCTACTAAATCATCAGTGTTTACTTCAGCCACTTCAAACATTTCTACATCATCAGGCACACTTAAATCTACATAGTCATCAGGTACTGATAAATCTGTCTCGTACACTTCTATCTCTACCTCGGTAGGTACTACAGCAACTACTTCTATATCTAATTCAACATCCATCACAATTACAGGTATGACATCTATTTCTATTTCTGTAGGTGTGTAGGTTATAGTTTCTGGTACTTCATACACAAAAATATCATCAGGTATTTCTATGTTTTCAATAATTTCTTCAACTGCTTCTATCTCATCTTGACCAGGACATGTTGTTGGTGTTTTTTGCCAACAATACTCTACTACAGTAGTACTAGTAGATGATAAGGTTTGATAGTCTATTGTTAAGGTAGGAGAACGCAAGTCCACACCAACGTGACCACCGTTGTAAGTTTTTTTACCTTGTATATCAAAATCAAAACGTGCTGTTATGTTGCCATGAGTTAGGTTCTCATTAGGTGCTACAATTAATTGGTTAGCGTATGGATTAAATACATAGTTGTGATTAGTGGTATCTTCAAACAACGTAGATTGTGTTGTACTATTACCTAAATTATCAATCGCAGTTTGCGTCATAGTAAAGGTGGATGCTTCAGGGTTCCACCAACGGGCCTGTACACCAAAAGTACTAGTAAAACCTTGTTGTATTTCTGCCTCAGTCATCAAGCCTGTACTACTTATGGTAGTCTCCGCATACTTATCATGCTTACCAGTCATAAAAGTAGACTCATTACTTAAATCCGAACTGTCTGGAAACATAGTACCATGCCAAGTGCCGTCAATAAAATCTTGTGAGATCAGATTGCCTGTTGTGGATGGCGTACCTGTAGTGTAAGTAGTAGTACAAGTTTCATCACCAGGATTAGGTATGTCTTGTATGCAAACTGTATTGGCTTTACTCGTTACCGAGCTTAACAGTACCGCCAGAGTAATTAACAGTATTCTCATCTTCTTCTTGCTCCAAGTCTGCTATTTTTTTATCGTCTATCTTAGTAGTGTAGTTTAAGTTCTTAGTGTATTCCTCATAGTCAGGTCTTAGCTTACTATATAGTTTCCATTTTTCTTCAGCTTCTTTACCTATACTTCCTAAATACGGACAACTTGTTCCAGCCATAGCCATCGCCTCAAACACCATTGGGTTTTGACAAAGTAGAGCAATACTAGCTACACGCATATTCATGTCATGTAGGGCTTTTGCAAGTTTCAGTCTTTCGCAGTTTAAATCTCTTTTAGAAGTACCCATAGATACACCTAAACCAAACTTTTGTACGCCACCTACTACCGCTATACTACATACGTCTTGTGACATATTAGATAGACTAGGTGCAGCAGAACTAGGCACGACACGTTGATCGCCTGTGTATGCGTTGTTAGTTGTTTCGTTGTTAGTAGTTGTGTTAGAAGATGATCCTGATTGAAAGTTAGTGGTTGCCTCACTGTGATAGCCACCTGTAATAGCAGTATTGGTTGCAGAACTACCAGAAGTAGATTGTGTGTTAGTGGTTGATCCTGCACCAGTTACATCTGCCAAAGCAGAATCCATTAATGCACTAAAAGCCCACAACATACCTACTGTGATAACTATAGCTATACCTATACTTCTTATCATTCTTGTTCTCCTAAATTATTTTATCACAATGTTTAATGCCAGTTTGATCTGTGGTCATTTCGCATTGTTCTAAGGTGCAAGTGTACTGTACTTGATTACCTGAATTTCTTTCTGCTAAACGCTTGGCAGCAAGGCATGTACTTAAGTTGTCCTGATGATACCAGCCTTCTATATTTTTATTACCGCCATCATAAACGTACAAGCTCAGTATTATAACTGTTTCAATGATTCCCATTCTTTCGTTCCTCTAAATCTATAAGTCTATCTTCATGAAACTGTATAATCATTTCGTTTTTCAATATAAGAGGTATTTCTTGTTCCATTTGTTCTTTAAGTTTTTCTACATTACCTGATAAGTATTCCACTAACATGTAAAGCTCTTGTATCTGTGGCGATACCATATCGCCTTTAGGTACACCTTCTATAAATTGATTGGCTGATGTTATGTCTTTCTCCATTAACTGTAAGGTAGTTTCAATAGAGTTTAGTCTCTCAACAATAGTAAAGTAACTCATGGTACCGATTGCTACAGCTGCAAGTATAGCTAATAGATTACGAGCAGGTAAGGATATTTGTGTTGAGTCTGATAGCTTCATACTTCTTCGCCATACCTTGACTCACAATAAAATTCAAAACCTGTCATGTCATCACCATACTCAATAAGGTGTGGACTTAACAACTCAACCTTGTTTGCGGTGATAAATTCCCAACACGCCCAAGTATCATTAAATGTTTTAAGTTTATATTCTCTACTGTATTGTTCACCACCACTAAATGTCAGCATGATGGTTATAACAAAGAACATCATTTTTTAACTAATGATCCACCAAAGTATAAGCCAATAATAGCTGATACAAGATTAGTATCTAATGGGGTTATAACAATACCTTTATGTGCCATTGGTACCCATTTCATTACGTCTTTACCTTCTAAGAATAAGAAACCTGGTTTAAACTCTGTATAACCTACGATAACGTGTGCATCGGGTGTAACTAATGGTAGGATCTTCGGCAAGACCACAATAGCGAATACAGCCGTTAAAGCGATAATACGCCTAGTCCATTGAAAGCCTACATTTTCATATTCTCTAGCTTCTTTAAAAGCCTCTGTTTGTACTTCAGCTCTTTGTATAAGCATTTTTTGTTCGGCTTGTTTAGCCTTAATAGATTGTGACCATATACTCATGACTCCACCTAATACGGTTGAGCCAAGCATGGTAATCATTTCAAATGGCATTAGTGCCTCCTATTTAATTGTATATCCTGTCGGCTGGGTCGATAAGTTGGGAGTCTTGTCAGGTTGATTACCTGCAAGTATATCTTCTAAGTTTTTATTTATATACCAAATTACTGAACCAATAATACTATCTCTAGTAAATGTGTCCGAAATATCTTTGAGTGAGCAACCGTATTGTAATAACAATGATACTGCTTTGCTAGAACTACGCAACTCTCTGTCTAAAGTAGATTCTGACTTCTTAGTCTTAATCCACACTGCAACAGGTAAGACGCCATTATCATCAAACACATAATCAAGTATGGCATTAAGTGGATTGTCATCTACTATTATTCTCACGTTGTGTGAGTACATTCGATTAGGTATTTGCAGTCTAGTCACATTAGTCATTTTCTATTTCTAGCAACATTTGCAATACATGGATTGCTTTGTTGAGGTTTTCAATACGTGAGCCTTTTTGTCTAATGATATACTGAATCGCATCGCCTTCAGCTTTACCTATTTTATTCTTTATAAAAAACTCCATAGGTTGAATTTTGAAGTCTAAGTAATGTTCACCACCAACTTGTTCATCAAACGAACTCATGGACAAACTTTATTCCATTTGCCACCCTTTGACAAGACCATAGGCAACAATTTTGGTAAACCATCGATGATGATACCACAACCAATTATCGGTCTGGATTTTTGTGTTTTGCAATATTCAAAAGCGAGAGACTTTGCATCTATGAGACAGCCAACTTGCATACCCCAATTTAGGCTATTAGGATTACCCCAATACAAAATGGAATACGAACTATGATAGTGGCCTTGTACTGTCGGACAACCATATTGTTGTGCCACCTTTAAGACGTTGGCAGCTTTACCATGACAGAAGTAAACCTGTTGGCCATTAGACATGGTGATAAGGAGATCATCGTGCCATACCCAACCAGGCCCTACTTGTAAGATCTCATTATAAGACTTCATGGCAGCTCTTGGCAAACCACTAGCCTTTTGTCTACGATAAACTAACGAGCCATGGTTACTGTCCATAAGATCCATCTTAGGAAACAGTTTTTCCATTTGATGTATTGTGGGTAATGAGGCTTGATGTTCGTCACCTGCACTATATAGGTCAGGATCACTGTCGTGAAAACTTATAGCGTGAGAATCAACTTCATCACCAATGTGAATAACACGATCTGGCTTGTACTTTTTTTTAAGTGCTTTTAAAAAAGGTATTAGATCTGGATGGTGGTAAGGACAATGGGTATCTGAAATAACTAGTATGACCGAGTT